GAATACCGTCTATGTCGTAGCAAAATTCAAGCTCCTCAGAAAACATAGGCACAAGCCATTCGTTAAGATCTGATTGAATTAATTTCAAATGAGGAATAATAGTTTCTTCGTATAAAGCAAGTCTAGCCTCTGCAATATTAGAATAGGTTTGACTATCTGGCACTCCGACTAGTTGACTTGGCACACCAAAACATAACGCTATATCAGTGGCACTCATGTGCTTAAGGTTTATGAAGTCCATATCTTTAGGACTCAAGCCCATCTCTTTCCAGTCAAAGTCACCCTCTAACAACATAGGTCTACCTGCATTTCCCGAACCTACAAATCTATTATTTAGATCGGTAAGCAGTTGTTGTCGTTGTGATTCCGTGAGGTTTACCGCAAAGCCTTGGTCGTCTTTTGGCTTAAAGATAACAGCACCGCTAGGTCTAGCCCCATTATTGAGAAGATTTATATTGTGTTTAGAAGAAAGATTATGTTGATCTACTTCTTCTGCCGCGGCTTGTAGAGGAGAACAACCGTAATAATCATCTAGAGGATTCCAAAGTTTTATATGTTTTATTTCTGAGCTACCCGTGTCTTGGTCTACGTCAAAGACATTCTGTACTCTGCCGTTTACTATATATTCATATCTATCAGGTATAGGTTTGCCACCACCTTTGATTTGTATTCTATCTGGTCTAAGTAAGTGCAGTTCTCTTGGCGACCCTACTTCAGAGCCTACTTTTAGAATATAAGCATTACCACTTAGAAGTAGAAAGCCAAACAAACTATTAAAGAATTCACTAGAAGATTGCAGAGGGTTAGGTCTGTTTAATAAATCTAAAAGGGGGTGTTCCTCTACCATCATGTCGTCGTTCTTTAACATGAAATCTACTGCACCTGCCCCTTTACTTATTTCATTAACGCAACGATAAACTATTGCATTTTTAAGATAACCTTCTTTTGCTAGGTCTTGATATTTATAATTCTTAGCATCTCCAGAGCCAACTCCAAAATAACCAACCATATTTGACGCAGCTTGTTTTTCTTCTGTTTTAAATAAATTTCTTATGTTGTCAATTAATGCCATTAACTTATTCTCCAATTAATGTTTCCAGATGATTTATTTAACTCGCTTAAACCCCAAACTAAGGCATCTAATCTATCTGGACTTTCTTGGTTCTCACCGTTATAAGTGCACATTTGTGACTCTAGCTCTGTAAATACACCTAGATGATGTACTCGCTTTTGCTCGTATAAAGCAGAGATTGGTTCTGCTCTAACTATCTTTCCTCTTGTTGCGTGCACACTCCGATAAGGAATATGAGTATCAACACTTCTCAACAATCTTTCCACAAGGTCGCCTCCATTATTTACCTCTGCTACTATGCGATCTGCATCCCAATCGTAAAAGGCATTTATTGCTTTTCTGGCCCATTGGTCAGGTGTATACTTCCCTGACAAATCCTCTAATACATAGAATACATTATTGTGATCCTTTCCGACAACAATAATTCCTGTTTCATCTGAGTTTTTATTTGCAGTTACCGCAGGATCTATGGCAACTATTATATTCTTAAGTTCTTGTTCAAAGGTGCTTGATAGTCTAGTTTCTTCTATCATTGCAGGAGTCCAGAGTGCGCCATCAAATTGATCTATGACTTCGGCAAAGAGTTCTTGTCTACCTAAGACTGTGCCCTCGTATCTATCTTTAAGCATAGAGAGTGCAGACTCGGCTAAGTTTGCTTCATTCTCAAAGGTAGAGCCTTTTGTGACAACACAATCCTCTCTTTCTAACAAAGTTTTTATAATTTTAGTTGGTTTAGGTGTAGTTGTTATGACGCACTTAGGATTATCGCCTAATCGTAAACCAAACATTAGTTGATCAAATGCTTCTGGATATCTCCAAGCTGCAAGCTCATCACACCATGCTCTGTGAAATTGTGGCCCTCTAAGTCGGTCTGGTTCTTGTGCTGCAAACCCTACGATCTTTGAACCATTGAATAGTCTTATCTCAGAGACACTAGAAGAATAACCCTTATAACCTTTTTCTTGTAAATAACATTCTTTAGGGATAATTGATAATAAGCCACTTGGTCCATTAAAACATACTCTTCTTAAATCTCCGTGTGTAGGTGCTACTACTGCACAATTTGAGTTAGGATTTCTAAGTGCATATAAAGCTATATCTTGCGCTCCTGTTCTAGTCTTACCCCAACCACGTCCTGCTAATATCAACCAGATATAATGTTTTTGTTCTGGAGCTAATTGTTTAGATCTAGCTACTTTTAACCATTCAGTGTACAGCGCTATCGTCTGCTTCTCTGCGTTGCTCTGCAACTGAGTCAAGCAATTCCATAGCTTCTCTGAAGGCATCTGCTTCTTGGAAGTTTGCATTGAAATTTACGTTTTCGGTTGTTTCCCCTAAAGCAAGTTTTGCGATCTTTTGCGCAGTAAGTGCAGTATTTGCTAAAGCGTGTAAATGTGTTGCAGAAAGACCTAGTTTGCCTTCGTTTATATCTTGCATATTCTTTCTTAAGCCTTGTCCAACAGTAGCAAACATTGCCTTGGCTAAATCTATTGAAGTCTGATCTATTTTTTTATTTTCTTCTGCTAAGTTTTTAATTCTATCTTTATCTACTTTTGCAAGTAATTCTCTTTGAAATCTTTCTCGTTCTGTTTTCCATGCATTGTTTTGACATACTCGGTAGAGAGTAGATTTTGCAACTGAGAATTTTTTTTGAAGAGTTTCTATTGTAGGGTACTCCCTATTGCCTTCTTCGTCTTGTATTCCTTGAACAAACTCTATTCTTATTTGCTCCTTTAATGCCTCTGTAAGTTTTTTTTGTGCTTGTTTTTTACTCATTAATTCTCAACTATTCTTGCCTTTATAACAGAATACTAAGAAATTTTAAATATGTTTATATTTGCTGTTCTTCTGGTTCTAGTTGTAAGAGTGCATTAACTTCTCTTAATAACTCTTTCTCAGTTCCGTATCTCTGTTGGAATTCTCTCTTGAATGGGTGTCTAGATACAAATAATTCATTATTGTGGCCTTCTCTATGATGTCTATAACATAGAGGTAAAACGTATAAGTGTGCATTTTTTGCTGTCTTACCCCCGATATGATGTATTTCTGCAGGCGAGAAGACATTATGAAATTTACGACAAACTATACAACCTAACTGTTGTACTTTATCCATGTGTTGCTTTTCGTGTTTTCTAGGTGTTCTGCCTTTCATTAAGTGCCTTCAAAATTTTTGTAAACTTCTTTTTGATAATCCTGATAAGTTCTTTCTCTTAAGCTTGACGTTGAAAAACTATGCTTTCTGCTTGTAAAAAATACTTGATGTAAACCTTTGCCTGTAAATTCTTTCTCTCGGTAATCCTCGCCAACAAAACGTATATCTATTTTTAAAGTATGCAAGAGATCTAATAAACTTTCTTCTGTATCGTAAGGAATTATCTTATCTATACTCTTTAATGCCTGCAACTGCATATATCTCTCAAATAGTGTTTGTATTGGTTTATTTTTTGTATCTGGTCTATCTATACTAGGATCAGTCTGTAAACCTACAATGAGCTGATCACAATTAGATTTTGCTTCTTCAAACATAACAATATGTCCACAGTGCAGTAAATCAAATGCTCCGCAAGTAAATCCTACTATTTCTTTCATTTACCTCCTCGCCCTTAATTTTCTATGTTTTCCATCATGTACTCCAAGAGGCACAAGAGTTCCTTCCCTGCTGTTTACTCCCCTTTTATTGTATTCTGGTTTGTATTCAAATATTAATTTGCCTTCCCAATAGTCTAGTCTTTGCGGATGACATCTTAAGCATCTAAAATGTGTAAAGTTTTTAGTTTTTTTATGACTCTGTATTCTTGAGTAGAAATTTCTGCTTTGTCCTATGTAAACAATACTTTTTCCCCTATAAAGTAAGTAAACACAAGCTACGTCTAATGCATCTACAGATGTTAAATTTTTATGTATAAGATCTTGTGTATTAGGTTCTGTAGAAACAAAACTTCTTTTATCTTCTTTATAGCATTGTTGTTTTCTAGTAGTAGCTGACGTATATGCCGTAGTTGTTAATAAATAATTTTTATTAGAATCTAAAGCTATTATGAAATTTCCTGAACTTGTGCCTAAGTTAGGACTTGCTAATTGACTTCGGAAATCTTTATGCCCCATAGCGTTTTTGTTCCTCTCTTGAATTTACCATCTTAGTTCGCCATTCATCAAAGCCTATTTTTACTGCATCTAGCCTTACTTTAGTTGCGGTTAGTTTGCCTTTTTTTACTCCAAGATCTAAACGAGCTTGATATAAAGAATCAGAATTTTCTGCAAATACATCTTGTGATGCCGCAGTTTTATAACCTTTAGCCGTGGCTTCTAACATAAGCCGAGCCTTAGTTTTTTTTATTATTGCCTCTGCTTCAAAGACTTCGTACTCAGCTTGTTCTAATAAACCTGCAAACTGACGAATAGCGTGCATCCACTTCTCGTCTTGCAAATTCATTTAAAAGTCTGCGTCTGCTTCTTGCGAAGGAGTAAAGGTTTGTTTTGCTTCCTCTTGTGGTTCTAGTCTTGCAAATAAATACTCCGTGCCTCTTTCTGATACTTTTATCCAACTGCCAAACTTAAACTCGTCGTTATCAAGTGTAACTTTGCCGTTGATATCTGGCGATTTAGGGTTCTTTTTATCCTCTGGACTATTAAAATGCAGTAAGCCTACTGATCTTGCAAGTTCGTACTTTATTTGTCCTTCTCTATTTTCAAACTTAAGAATAGATCCATAGACCTCTTTTGCTTGCCCCTCTGTTGGTTTGTATTTAATTTTGCCTTTGAATACAACCTTTACATTAGATTCTGACCACAAAACTGCGGTATTTTCATCAAGTGTAAAATTAGCCATAATTTGCTCCTTTAGTTATTGTTTGTACTTCTGAATCCTTTAATCGGTATTTATATCCCCTACTAAAAGTGATTCGTTTTCTTTCTATAGGATCAAAAACACTAGAATCAATCTTATACCGAGTTCGGTAGTGATCTTTTCTAATGTTCCTGATTGCCGCAGATATGCTTGGTTCTCCGTAAAATGTATTAGTTTTTGTTTTGATTGCATCTTGTAACTGCCAGAAAGTCCACCAGTTGCCATCTCGTAAACACAAATATACATAATCCGTAAGACTTTTAGCTTTGCTCATTTTCTGGTTCTGTCTCTGTTTCGTATAAAGCTATTAAAGATTCATAAGCAGTTAGATCCTCTTCTTTCTCTGCTTCATCTTTAGCCTTATAAATAGTTTCTTTATTATGTTTATATAAAGCTACTGAATCTTCTTGTGTCTTTTTACCAATCATAGTTCTAAGAGTTTTTAAATAAAGTGTAGGGTTTATATCATCGTTTATGATTCCGCCTTCTTTATCGTCTTTAGTTGGTAGACTCCTAAATTTATAACTCTTCCCACCTTTTGCTAATGCCTCTGCCTCGGCTTTATCTTTCTCTGCATCTGGTAGATCTTCGCCTCTAAAAATATAGTGTGCTAAACCGTACATCGCTAAGCATTTGACTAAACACCTCATCCTAGAATCTTGTATCTGTCTGGTAGATGGATTTGTCAAAGAGTTATTTTTATTATCCATACAAGGCAACCACATAGATCTTTCTAAGTTACCTATGCAAACTGTACAATGCGACATTACCGAACCATTTTGTTCGTAGGTCTCTGGTAGAAACTCATAGGTTGCAAAGGGATAGTGGTCCATTAATAT